ATCAGCGACGATGGAGAGGCGTGGGTCGATAAGTATAGCGGTGCACTCATCAAGAAAATCGAACATGTTACGGAAGAGGGATTTGATGAGGCAGGGTTCCGCCTTGTAACGAGAGATATTATTGAAGCTGACCTTGGCGAAGGGGTGCTCAACGTCGCAAAGCCAGTTGCGGGCGCGGCAAAAAGAGGAGAGTCAGGTGGAGTTGCCGGACTTCATGGCATGAGCATCTTGGAAAAGTATGACAGCCCGAACGCCCGTATTATCAATAATATTGTAACAACAATGACAGGATATATCGGTATTGATTTACATAGCGAACGAGAATTTATTATTCAGCAAACCCTCGCTCTTCTTGAAACATCGGTTCCCACTGAAGAGAAATACCGCGAAAAATCTGAACGCATGTTTCGAGAGAAAGGAAAGCATCTTCCGCCATATAAAGAAGTATTCTTTCAGACATTGCTCCTTCTTACGCTGTGCTATCTTGGAATATCGATTCAGTGTGTCATACCCACACCCAAGACACGCAAAACACATGCTGGGTGTATTCGGTCATTTTCGGGCTATCCGATTGACGGTGATGGTGATGTCAGCGGACTCATGTATATCGCATGTATTGCGTATAAGATTAAGACGAGTATCGAACCATGGAATACGCTGAAATCATTCAAGAAGGAGGGCGATATTCTGGCAAAGATGAAGACGTTAATGGATACGACGATTCTTACCAAACCCGCGATAAAAGAGAGGCTTCAAACCAAGCGCGATTATTTGCGACAGGGTAGCACGGGCTCGGGCGGTGAAGCAATCCCAGAAAATCTCTCGATACTACGATGGGATAACTTCATGCCGCCTATGAAATCCCTCGACAATATGCCGACACCTCAGAATGTCGCCGCCGATTTTACGAATCAACTTATTACAGATATGAAACGCGGATATCATGGTCAGCATGATAAACTCGCCGTTCTTGAAAGTAAATGCCAGTATTTCGGTCTCTCGATTCAGCAGATGATACATCACATCGTGAAAAACAGCAGCCCGTTACTTCTGAATATGGCCTCCGAACCTTTCCTTGAAAACGCGTGCTGTAATGAACCCACCGACCGTCGTAGTAAGCGTGTCATCGACTATTTCATGGAACGCGAGCAAAATATACATCATCATAACCGGATAATTGGATTCCTCACGAAAACGTTGAGAGAAATGGCAGTGATGACCCGGGCGACCATGATTATCGACAACCGCGAAACACGGTTCCAATACCCGAATATTCCTGCGACATTCAACGAGCAAACGATTTATCGTGCGTTTATTCATTATTGTCGGATGAATCAGCAATACGCCGGGACGGCGGCAGCGGCCTCAGAGGGAGGCGATAATCCGGTGGCAACTGCCGTGGCGATGTATCTTCATCCTGAACTTAGAGAGATTTGCCCGCCAAGACCGCAAGACTGGATGCCCAGCGATACCATCGATACGAAGATTGCTAAACTGAAAAAGGAATCGAATATATTCGACGAGAAAAGTCTCGAACGACTACTAAAAGCGGTGAATGGTTATAAAATGGTGGATGCGAATTATAAAATATTAGCAACAGAACGACCCATTTGGCACACACGACAATTTCAACGGTTTCAGGATGCGATTCTTTACATGGATGAACGTGACAAACATGAGGGCGAACACGAACATGGCGAAGAGCATCGAAGCGAATTAGACCAATGTATTATTCCGAGAGAATTGCGTATATTGATACAAGCGATACTTGACTCCGGGTCGAAATATGTTCAAGAAGACACCGAAGAGATGCGTGATTTGAAGAATTATCTCCAGACAAAGAATCGCGAGCTTCGTGCAACCGTCGTCGGGTTTATTCAACAGTATGCGAAACAAACCAAATCCAAATTTCGAGAGATTGAACGTATCGTGGATACAATACTCGATTTCGAAATCAATAAGAGCAGCACCGTGCTTATGTCAGCCACTGATGAAACAACCGTAAAGAGTATCCAGTTTATGAAGAATACGCTGACGCGTCTTATCGATGTCATTCCGTCGATTATCAACTACGGTGTGGATTTTGATGACACAAGTATACCGAAACACTGGGGATTTTCACCCACGCACATGAAAGACGTCAAAGGCATTATTTCGTCACATTACACATCTCTCAAGACCTTCTACAATGACCATGTAATTAAAGAGGTATTGCGTCATGCGGAACATCACATTCGTGATTTGAAAATCATGTGGGAAAATACGCCGTTTATGGCGGAAATCTTCTTCGATGAAGAAAAGGATGCGAAGATTGCAGCAGCAGCGGCAGCGTTGGCGGTTCAAGGACCACATTCGCTTGTCCCGCGTGAAGTAGATATTGAGAAAGAGCTCGGTGAGCGTGTGCCTCATTCCACGCGCAAGAATATATTTACGATGTATTCTGTATTTGACCGAAATATTGTTCGTAACTTATATCTCTTCTACTTTCTCTCATTCATGCGAACATTCGTTCAACTTGTCGTTGAAACACCGGTTACGATTTATCAGGCAGAACCAACACGCGTGATTCGTCGTAGTAGTGGTGCGGGGGCGGCCAAAGCAAGCACAAAGGGACGAAAAACGGCTGTTTCCGCATCTTCCAAACAATCAGCCACCGCCGGAGCAATCGCCCGAACCGCTGCCTACCGCGAAGAAGAAGACGCCAGCCGCGATGACATTGACCCGCATTCACGCTTATATTCCGCCGATGTTGCTGCTGCTGACAAAGGTCAACTTCTCTCGGATATAGATACACTCATCGGCGACAAGAAAGCACTTGGTCAACGTGTCAGCGAACTCATGGTCGCATACTTGCGCATTATAGAAAAAGACAAGGCTGCCATTAACTTCAATCTTGCGAATATCAAGGAGAAACTCACGCGTGTCAAGGACAAAGAAAAGGACGGTGTTGTCGAGAGAATTGGTGCGATGTCGGTGGACGAACGTCAGCTGGAGAATATGATGAAGACGCACAAGATGGGAATCTGGAGCCGCGGAACATCGCAGACGGGCGTCGTGATATACGACCAAGATTATTATGATGAAGAGCGCGAAGAGATGGAGAAGATTGCGCAGAAAGAGAGACAACTTGGCAGACGCGACTATGTAACGGATATGAACCGAGAGATTTACGTGATGGATGCATTGGAAGCCGACCGAAGCGCTGCGGAAATCGAGGCGCATGAACTGGATATGTCGTCAGGTATTCCGGAAGATGATGACGCAGGAGATGACGACTATGCGTATATCCACCGACATGACGACGAAGGCGAACCATATGAAGGTGGCGTAAGCGGCGGCGGCGGCGGCGACTGGGACTAATCAATCGCACACGTGATTCAATAAAAGTATTTGAATAATATAAAGAACCACCTGCATGATGAATCAAAAAGCGGTGATTTATATTATTCTCTCGGCGATACTACTTTACTTGTATTATAAACGAGGCGGCATCGGGATATTCGTGGCGTTTGTGGTGGTGGTGGCGGGGACGCTGTTTGTAAGCGGAAGCAAAGGTGCGAGAGAAGGGTTTGGTGCCGGCGGCGGTAAAGGAGACAATGAGTGTGCAAAACTGGGATTTAAACCGCCGAAGATTGACAAGAAGGACATCAACGGTAGTTTAGTAAAAGTGATGAAGAATATTAAACCGATTGCTGATAAGTATTGGAAGAGAGATATCGAAGCTAAAGGAGACAAAAACGATGAAAAATTTGAAAAAAGTTTTAAGGAGTTAGAGGAAGCACTCAATATATTTCAAACCAAAAATATGAATAACAATATCAACTATAATAGTATAAAGGAGATTTACTTACCTGCAGTAAACCCATACATTCTGTTAATAACTCAAAAAAAAACAGATGATAAATCTATTGACGAGTACATTATAAAAAATCTAGATAAAATTATTGACAATACTAAACCTGCTTTAGAGACCATCAATTTAATTAAAAAATCAGATGAAATGAAAAAGTTGGATAAGGGTGCGGAACAAATATTGAATTACCTTGTTTGTCTTGCCAAACATTGGATTTCTATCTATAAAGCAATCCAAAAAGCAAAAGGCGGTGACGAAGGCGGTGACGAAGGTGACGAGGCAGGTGACGAGGAAGGCGATGACGAAGGTGACGAGGAAGGCGGTGACGAAGAAGAGAAACCGAAAAAGAAGAAAAAAGCAACCAATAAAAAGAAAGCAACCAATAAAAAGAAAGCAACCAAGAAAAAGAAGAGTGAAGACGAGGAGGACGAAGAGTAGATAAATGTAATAATAACATATTGTAATATACTAGTAGTAAGGCTATTACAATACAACATGAACGCAATCAAAAATCTTATCCGAAATAATTTAGCAGGCACCGCGATTTTGTTATATGTCATCGTATTTATGCTGGTTCAATACATGAATCCTAGTTTTATTTATAACGAAGATGGCAGCTTACGCGAGTTTGGGATAGGGTATTCGAGTAAAACGGTGTTACCGATTTGGCTCGTCGCAATCATGCTAGGAATTCTCTCGTATCTAGCGGTTTATTATATCTCACGGCCGGCCATACGGGTCTTCGTCTAACCCGTAATCGTCATGACCTTATTCTTCTCCGCATCCGCCTTCTTCTTCGCATCTTCCTGTTTCTCTTTCAGCACCTGTGCACGTATCTTCTGTTGTTCAGGTGTAAAAGAACAACCCATATTCAGTATATAATTATAACTGATACTAACCACCAACATACCACACAATACTAGCCAGATAAATTCACCGACAATCGATTTCATGATTAAAAACTTCCGGATTTTCTCCAAGTCATCTACTTTCGCCGAGGGGCGAATCAGCCGCGACTCTTTGAAACTGTCCCAGAACCGGTCGAGATTATCGAGGTTTAGCTCGTTAAGGAGAATCGACTGGTCGGTATATATTTGTTCTAAAGCCCGCCCGATATCACGTTTATTCTTTATTTCATCTGCAGGTATATCTGCGCTGTTTTGAAGACTGCCTGAGCTATCACCACCGATTTGTTCTTCTCCTTCGGTTCCTCCTCCAGACATCACTGAAGGATTTTTCTGCGATTCAGGTGATAAGTCAAACTGTGGGGTTAGTATATTGTTAAACACATCTTTCATATCGGTCGCCACAGAGACAAAGATATAACCGAATGTATTACTAAATGGTATGAGCCACCCTGGAAACACAACAAGCGCCGCTTTTAGAACACCTAATACTAAGAACCACGGTAATACAGTAGCGATTAACGCGGTTTTCTCTTGGTCGAAACCACATATATCCTTCGACATCGCCAAATTAATGAAGTATTCGCCTGTAATGAGGACGAGGAAGAATAGGAATGTAATCCCGCCGCTGAGGACGCCTTTTTTTGTATGTTTGTAATACGAATATGCGGCAAATACGGCCAAAAAAAAGAAAATTGCGACAGATGAACTTAATTCCGCCATTACTACGGTTGTTCGTGTTACAATATACCGGTATTATTTATTGCGTAATGAACCGATACGAACGCCTGAACGCCGCGTCGCATGCATAAATCCGCGTCGCATGCGTTTTGTTATTTTTTAGTGTTATAGTAATACCCCGCATCCGTCGAGTAGCAGCAGCAGCATGAACCAAAATGCTCCCGCACCGACACTCATTGAACCCGGTGTTCGCTACTTTTTAAGTAAATCTCTCGAACAGTGTCATAAGGTAAAGGAATATTATCATACACAACACTTTAATTTCTTTGTGGGTGTCGTATTTTTCATCTGTTTAGGCATCTTTTTGTATCTGCGGTATAAAGGCAAGCCGACGATTGAAGAAGTGGAAGCGAAAAAACGGCAGCAACAGGAGTATATTCTCTCGAAGTTGAAAATGGTGAATGCGACACATTATGCACAAAGTAAAGGCATACCGATGGACGCCCGAATTCATCCGGCAGGCAACGGAATGGGAATGCTCACGAATTTGCCGCTTTGGAAGAGCCCAGATGAAGAATATTGGACACGTAGCTACGCGTAGAGCAGCGGAGCGACAAAGTCCGCGTAGAGCAGAGGAGCGACAAAGTCCGCGTAGAGCAGCGAAGCAGCGGCGTAGCGGCGGCGTATAGATTTATCTATGCTAAATGTAGTAATAATATCATGACAACATCTGTGTATCAAAACCTACATGCGGCGATTCAAGAACGAACACGCGAGACATCGCAATATGGCGGAATGGCCGCATCACGTATCTCGGAACAAAAACGTGCCCAAGATACACGCGATAACCTTAAAAAGGCAACTCGCGTCCTTCTTGAAGTCACAAAAAAACAAGAAGACGCTCTTAAAAAACATCTTCAACGTGCCGCCGACCCCAATGAATTCCGAGGAATGGTTTATCCTTACCAGCTCATCCCCGAGGAAGAACGTGCGAGAATCAACGAAGCAATCCACGGTTATTATTCTATGAAAGAGAAATACAATTCAGCGCTTGAGAAACGACGGCAGCGTCTAATCAACGACCCCGTCATCAACTGGAAATCACTATCTTCTCAACAGAAAGCTCGTCGCCTCGCACTCATCAAACCCGCGTGTATCGTATGTAAGCAGGAAGGTGGGTCGGTATTTACGGAGACCGACGGTAATCTAAAAGCTATCTGCGGAAATATCTCTCAACCATGCGGATTTCATATCGAGGTTTATCGCGGAAAATACATTAGTTTAGAAACCCTGATGAATGAATCTCTCGAAGAAGTCCGTGCAACCAAAGACGAAATCATCCGCATGAAACTCGACCTATTATTCCAATTCATCAGCGAAGACGAACTATTGGAACAATTCGACGCGGTTCAACATAAGTTACAGGAACAAATGAAGATGTATTCTGAATTTCGCACCTATTACTTAAGTGTAACAGATAACGATGACCGGCGAAAAGACACCGAGACGCATACCCGCGTGATTGCCGAGAAGGTCGCCCTTATTAAGGAATATATGACGGAGTTTCGTGAAACGGAATGGAAGAATCGTAGCATCATTGATGATATTCTTGTCCTTTATCAGCAAGATATTGAGCCTGCGTTCATGAAGTTGCGAGAGGCAAAATATGTATATTCACAGGTGGAGACGACGGAAAACGCAGATGGTGCACTCGTTCAGATGTATAATGACGGCGAATTCAATCTCTCGCAAAAACAATACAGCTACAACGAACTTTATATGCCGGTGATTATGCCGAAGTGGATTGCGGATAACAGGATTGTGAGCAAGCCGGTAGGGGCGGTGGTCGCACCAGTCGGCTCATCTGCCAGACAATAATTATCATAGTATAATATATTATAATACACCTACTGATACTGAATAATGCTTGATATATTCAAACACATTTCCCTTCCCATTTTCATCGTAAGCCTCGCAGTTGGACTTTTCTACGTCTATATCTCGGTGCCGAACCCGAAGATTATTTATGTATATCCGACCCCCGACAATATCCGCAAATTTCAATTTAAGGACCATGCCGAGAACTGCTTCTCGTTTGATGCGAAGGAGGTCAGTTGTGCGAAGGCTAAGGGGCAAGTGAAGAAAATACCGGTCCAGTAGCGTAATGTAGTGAAGCCGAATGGAATGGAATCGAAGTGTAGCCGAGCCAAATTTATATCCGTATATATTAGAGCAATTGCTATGGGTTTTCAACGTCTACTTCATACAGAAACAGGACGTATTATTATATCGATTGTGCTTGGTCTCGGTATCGCCTCGCTTTTTCGAAAGGTGTGCAAGGACCGGTCATGTATATCGTTTCGTGCACCGCCTCTCAAGGATTTAGAGAAAGATACGTATAAGTTGGACGACAAATGTTATGAGTATAAGACAAAGGCGGTGAAATGCGAGGCTGGGAAGAAAGATGTGAAGCTTAACTGAAAAATTGAATCGAAACAATTTCATTATTGTAATACGAACAATAACGAAATACGCATAGACGCAGTAATGGAGCTCGCGACAGAACCCGACGTTTATTCGCCGAATATAGACGACAAAGGCAACTACATCGACAAAATTCCATCATTCAATACAAACGCCCTCGCCAATGGATTGCGATGCCCGTGCGGCACTCGTAAAGACAAGGTCTATCTCTCCGGACCTTTATTTGCCGCACACTGTAAAACAAAAACACACGAAAAATGGGTCCAAGACTTGAACGCCAACAAGTCAAACTTCTTCACGGAAAATCAGAAACTCAGTGAGATTGTTCATGCCCAGAAAATCATGATTGGAAAGATGGAGTTGGAACTCGCTAGTAAAACGATGACCATCAACTATTTGACGCAAGAACTCACAAAGATTATCGGTGGCACATCCGCATCCGCATCCGCATCCGCATCCGCATCCGCATCCGCCAATGACATGTTGATGTTTTAGGCAGATTTTCTGCTCTTCTGCGTCCAGTTTATAAGTCTTCGTTCTTTACATATGTATATTCTTATTTTTCTATATTTAGAGTATTTTTATCGCAATGAACGACACAACCAGTATCGACGACTTGCCTTTAAGTAGCCAAACGCCAGGCAGTTCTTACGGCGGCGGCGGAGGTGCACCACTCATCTACTCGCCGACGATTGACGGCCAACAGTCACAACAAATCCCCAACAACGTGATGAACGAAGTGATGCAGGGCGTTCAACGGGCAAGTGCCAACGGGATGACGATGATACCCACGAGAGATATTCCGATGAATCCTAATGCATTCACTCATGATGAACAAGCACGGCCGAATTATGTGCCGCAGCCGGGCGACGGCGGTGGTGGCGGTGGCGGTGGTGGCGACTATATCAAAGACCACGCTTCGATGGAAAGCATCGTTCGTGCCAACGCACGTCAGTCAAATCAAATTGATACCCTTGAAGCGATTTATTACGATCTTCAAATGCCGATTTTAATCGGTGTCCTCTATTTCATATTTCAGATGCCGATTTTTCGTGCCCAACTTCTTCACTTCCTCCCGTTTTTATTCGGCGAAGACGGTAATTTCAAAATAGTCGGTCTTACTGCTACGAGTGCGATGTTCGCAGTGACGTTCTTTGTCATTATGAAGATTTTTAACAAGTTGGGGGAGGGACTCCGCTGACGCGAAGTCATCTTCCTTACTTCCGCACCTTCCGCGTCTTTTTATCACGTGTATTCGCTCCCGCACCAGCGTTTTCATATGGAACGTATCTCAGAAACCACTCCTCAAACTCACGCGACCCACGCTTCCCCTTCAACTCCTCGTATTTCGCCGTCTTCTCAAACCGCATTGACTCCAACGTTGGCTGTTTTCCGTAACAATTGATAGTGAAACGCCGTAATAAACCATTTTGTTTAAGCCGGTTGTGCTGCTGAACATCGAATAGGAACTGCGACATACAAAGAATGCGATTGATGTCATAATAGACGCGGTCGGCGTATATGAACGCAAGATAGAAGCTCAACATGGTATCGATAGTCGCGATACGAATAGATTCGCCGTGGCCGTGGCTGTCACCGTTTATTCTAATCGTATTATAACTGTGACATGCGAGAGGTTTGTATAAGAATGCAATAATTTCATCGCCGACACGAATATCATAATGCTCGGAAATAACCTCGCCGACACCTGCGTGTTTTGTATATTTTACGCCGGTGTAATTATGTGCGGTAAGCTCTCGGACTACTTCTTCACACAATTCGCGTGGGTTTTCCGAGAGAATATCGAAGTCGGGTATTTTTTCGATGATACGACGCTGGTGTTTGGGCATATATCGTGAATACAGAATATTCGCATACCCACCGAAGAAAACCGCTCGGTTTTGAATGAATACACGACGAACAATATTATAAATATCGGTTTCGGCGAGTTCTTTCTCTCGTTCGCTACTGTAAGAAAGCTGTGTTTTATTCACAGAATAGTCTCGGTCATTAGACCGAGACCGAGACCGAGACCGAGACCGAGACCGAGACCGACTCGGTGTAGGTGTCGCTTCCGCATCCAATTCTCTCGACTTCATCGAATATAATACATACTCATCATCTTTGCCAAACAATCTCTCGTAACTGGCGATTAAACGGTATCGGTGGGTTAGTTTATCTTCCTCGACCGTATATTTAAAATCACCTATAGTCTCTTCGTGTGATTTTACTGCGTGATATAAGTGCTTCATATAGTTATCTAAACCCTTATATTTCTTCATGATTGCCTGTATTGCTTCACGTTTGTGTGCCTTTACACTCGCACCACTGCCTCCGTTTTTCACAGTAGTCCGGGTCCGGGTTCGGGTCCGGGTTCGCGAGAGAGTCCGCCGCCGAGTAGCACTCTTTTTTCTTGAAATACTAATTTCACCCGTCTTTGACGCACTCGTCGCATCATCAAACCCTCGTTGGTATTCGATTTTATCACAGTCATACCCTTTCAATGGATAATGATTATTCAAAAGAGTTAAACGTTTCTGAACTTTCTCCCAACGCGATACATCGCCATCCGGACGCGAGAGTTCGAGATACATCGCCATACGAAGAAAGTCGGGCGGAGCATACCGTATTCCCTTTTTAATAATTGCGTCTCGAGAGATTGCTTTGAATAACGCGGGTTCCATCTGCGTAATATCCGCGATACCGGTAAAATTGACAAAGACCTTATATGTTCCATGATGAACTCCAGATTTCGCTTCGACGTCTTCGTAGCCGGCCTTATAGTAAATATCCGCAAGTTCTTTCGCATGGTCGAGTGCCTTGTCGGAGTAAAAATCATAATCAGGCAATTCGAGGTCTTTATTGTAAAACTGTGCATCTTCGGGGAGGATATTGTTGATGGCTGTCCCACCATAACATATGAGTTTCTTATCTGCGATGAATTTTTCAACAATGGAGATGATTTTTTGGACTTTGGGGTCTTGGATGACAGCGGCGCCCTTCCGCTTTTCAACTAAATCGACAGCTTCGCGGAGGATTTTTAGCTCTTTTTCTTCAAATGACATTTTCTTGTCGGCGGGGTCATCGTCATGACGAGAAGCACCGCCGACGCTAGTGGTTAATGACGACGATGAGGACAATGATGACATTTCGGTCATTATATTCTAGTATAATATGATTAGAATATAATTCAAAGTAGTGTAGTTCGAGCCATCGCGGTTCGGTGAAACGAACCTCCACAAATAATTATAATGTAATCTTGACGCCTCCGGCCGCCTCCGCAGGTCGAGCTTCCATCGATGATTTCGGATTTGGTGGTGCCGGTGGTGCAATCGTAATTGGAACATAACGCAAGTCCTCCGGTTTCAATATGAACGCATACCCAACAGAAGCAAACTTATCTTCGTATGCTTTCAGCTTCTCATCACGTGCCTCTTCCTGAAAACACATCGCCGCAATCTGACACCCCCATGTATATGGGCCGTTATGTCCATCGTTGATAGGACGTCCCGCCTTGTCCGGTATAACAAGACACATATTTTTCTTATTCGCGTCCTTGAAAGCCTGCGGGTCGCCGACATTTTTCACACCAAAATAAGTGTATTTCGACAGAAACATCGTATTCGAACTCATATTAATAAGTTCAAACAGTTTTGTATTACGATACACTTGATTTGTTCCATCCACCATGATAATGATTTTACCCTTGAAGTCCAATAAAGGTTCATTGCCTAAATCCTTCGACTGATACTCGCGTCCGTATTTTGGTCCTAATAAATTACGAGCCATGGTCTTGCTTTGAGAGATAATCTTCGCGAGTTTGTCATACATTGTGATGTTACGCGACATTAACCGCATATGAATAATAAAAGGGTCACCTGGGTTCGGGCATTTTGAACCAGAAAAGACGTAGCTCCCTAACACTTCAAATGCGTCACTTACCGGAATGTGATTGTAGGTCTCCTTGTAATTAAATGAATTGACCGAGGAAGACGCAATAACTGGTTCATTCTCCACTGAGAACACTTCAAAGTCAATGAAGCGGCAACCACGAGCGATGACGTATAACAAGGCATCCATGCTTACAGTAGAGTTCTTGAATTTTTCGGGATTGAATGCGTTATATGCGGATTTGATATAATAATCGCGCAACTTGAACTTACTCTGACTGTCCTGTGGATTGATGGATGTAATATTTTTTTCGATGAATGCCTTCGTATTTTCATCAGGGTTTTCGAGGCCTTCTTTCACTGTGTTCATTGGCTTTTCGATGGTAGGATCAGCGACGGGGGACGAGAGAGGGTGTGAGGCCCCCGTAATTGTATCCAACGATGTAGCCGCTTTTTTTCGTTGATGGACCGTCATCTCCCCCTCAGTCGTATCGACAGTAAAATTCTCGGTTGTCAATATGCCAACATTATCCGAAAAGGGGTCGATATTATTTTTTTTGAGTAGTTTGGTGAGTTGTGACATAAGTCCAGGCTCAGCCACCGCTTCTGAAGACGACGACGACGACGACGACCGAAACCCCTCTTTGATTTGTTGCATTCCTCTTCTCTCATAACAACGAGTTTTAATCATGTCAGATATCTTCCATGTTGCGAAAACCACAATAATAATACCTATAAATATTAATTCCACTTGATTTTCTTTCATTCCTCTTAGTATATATAAATAATAGAATAATAGAAGAATAGATTTTTATATAAAGTTATATATAACATAACAATAGGCCCGCGTAATAATAGTAATACACTAAATGACCGGTGGTTTATTGAATTTGGTTGCTACAGGCAATCAGAATGTTATTCTCAACGGTAATCCCAAAAAGTCATTTTTCAAAAGCACATATCTTAAATATACGAATTTCGGTCTTCAAAAGTTTAGAGTTGATTTCGACGGTCAGAAGAAGTTGCGTATGACCGAAGAGTCCAAATTCACATTTTATGTCCCGAGATATGCGGAACTATTGATGGATACATATATATGCGTCACACTGCCGTCAATATGGAGTCCGATTCACCCTCCTGCCCGTGCACAAGACATGTGGGCACCGTATGAATTTCGCTGGATTGAAAATATTGGCACTCAACTCGTGAAGGAAATCGTGATTTCTGTCGGCGGAATGACTCTCCAGCGGTTCACCGGCAATAATCTAATGGCAATTGTCGAGCGTGACTTGGATGCCACCAAGCGCGAATTATACAATCAAATGACGGGTCATGTTCCGGAGTTATACAATCCAGGTTGTTCGGGGGCACGTCTCAACCAATACCCGAACGCATATCGCACGTCAAATGCTGCTGGTGCAGAACCCTCTATCCGTGGGCGTAAAATATACATTCCCATCAACGCGTGGTTCACGCTCTCATCGAAAATGGCGTTCCCCCTTGTATGTCTCCAATATAATCAGCTTCAAATCGATGTAACCCTTCGACCCGTGAAAGAGTTATTCACCATTCGTGATGTGGGCGACCCCGATAATTATTGGCCGGTGGTTCAACCCGACTTCACAAACCCCCTTCACCAGATGTGGCGATTTTTATACCCGCCGCCAAGTATTGATTTAACACTGGATTCTTATCCGTCTATTCGCACCGACTGGAATGCGGATGTTCATTTGATGGCTACGTATTGTTTTCTCTCGGATGAAGAATCGAAAGTCTTCGCCGCCAACCAGCAGAAATATCTCATCAAGTCATATTACGATTGGGTATTCAACGATGTCACCGGAAATAAGAAGCTTAAAATCGAGAACTCGATGGGAATGGTGTCGTCATGGACGATGTTTTTTCAACGCAGTGACGTGAATCTCCGTAATGAATGGAGTAATTACACGAATTGGCCTTATAACTATCTTCCCTATGATATTATTCCCGCACCCATCGACGACGACTGGCGTCCAGCCGCTTTTAGTGAAGACATTCGAATGACAACCGACCTTTCTTTGAATCTGAATCCTGCTTTCGTCAATGACCGCTACTTTTTCGATAAAAATGGCCCGAAAAATGGCATTGGACCTGGAATTAACCCGCGCGATAAACGGCTCACTGGTCTTCATATTACCGGTGACTTCCAATCTGAGAATGAACGCGATATTTTACAGATGTTGGGGATTTCACTTAACGGCAAATACCGCGAAAATTTACTCGACGCGGGAGTCTATAACTACGTGGAAAAATACACACGCACAAAGGGGAGTGCGAAGCCGGGGATATATTGTTACAATTTTTGCCTGAATTCAGACCCATTCGAGCTCCAACCAAGCGGGGCGATTAATATGAGTAAATTCAACCAGATTGAATTGGAGATGACGACAATTTATCCGCCGTTGGACTCGGCGGCAGAGGTCAAAGTGATATGTAATCCGAATACGCGAGAGATTATTGGAATGAATAAGCCAAACGTGAATATTTACTTATATAATTATGACTTGCATATACTGGAAGAGCGGTATAATGTCCTTACATTTGTATCAGGGAATTGCGGACTCATGTATGCGCGTTGATTACCATGTTTGATAAACGTTATAATAATCTATGGTATATATAACTTACCATAAAATGGCGGACGATGAAGAAGAACGACCCGATGATGTTGAAGAAGCCGATGGCGAAGAAGAAGAAGAAGAAGAAGGAACGTTTAGCAAAGTAGGCGGCATGTTTGGAGGCGACAAAGCAAATGACGACGACGCATCAAAAAAAAAAGAAGACGCGAATGCGAAGAACCAAACGGCGAAAGCGAAACCAAAATCGTTATTCGACCTAGAAGCACTCAAAGAATTCGGACTTAGTGTTTTAACGTTATTTATTGAGACGGTCATTATTTCGGTCATATGCGTGAATATCATGTTTTTTGCGGCACCGGAAAGTATCAAAGACAATCGCATCAATTTGAATAAACTATTTCCCACCGACCGTCATGAATGGCCGTATTGCTATACGAATGAATATACAAAGTGCGACGCAGACTGTGATGATAAGTTCGGAGGTATTGCAGATGACCCCAAGATTGAAACCGCTAAAAAAATATACTTGAAAGCCGCCATTCTTCTTGATACATACGTGTTTAAATGGTTCTGTTTGACGAAGGAGGACGTTGATATGATAAATGAAAGCGTCGAGGAAGGTGTTACGAAAGTAAATCTGCTTAACTGGAAATTTATTAAGGCACGGTTCAAGCAATGGATTAATAACTCATTCATTTTTTCATTTTCGTCGGACCGCGCCATGTTGTCCTATATTTTTGAACAGATTACTCGTATTTCAAACGCTATTCCAGTAGAATTATATGATGCGGTATCGCCGCTACTGATTATTTTCATTCCATTTGTCTTTATCTTGCTTGTTGGATTTATGTTAGTGGGCGGTCCATTCTTTACGACGGTGATTGGCATGATTGTGAATCAAACCGATAATCGTAATGAGTTCATCGGCGGTATATTATGGTCTCTATTAACAGGGTTCGGGCTGGGTATATTTCCGGTGATTTCGTATTTTGTTCAATTGATACAATTTATTGGCACATTGATAGTATATCCACTTCTTCATTGGGACCAGTATCGCGAACTTTATGCTCGTTATGTGCCTATCATATTCTTCTTCTTCAACCTGACACTGATGTTTTACGCATTCGAGTATTTGGATATCAATGTTGCGGCGATTGTAATTTTGATGTTGCTGATGTTGTATTTAACGCATTACTGGCAAGGAATTATGGATTTTATTAATTCGATTAAGAACTGGGGTGGATAGAGGAGCTAAACGGATCCAGGCGAATGTGGGCGAATATGGGCGAAGGCGGGGACGCATAAACAACATAAATAATATCGTATAAGAGTTATTATATTGAATTTTATACGATATGGGTGGAAAAAATAGAGCGGCAGTGGCAGCGGCAGTGGCAGCGTCTGGCCTCGAAAAATCAAGCCCAGAATATTTCAAGAAATATCCATTTGTCAGCGTATGCACACCCACATTCAATCGTCGACCTTTTATTAACGCGATGATTGCCTGTTTTAACGCACAAGATTATCCTCAAGACCGAATGGAGTGGATTATTATCGATGACGGAACTGACCCCATCGAAGACCTAGTAGCATCACATCCACGCGTTAAGTATTTCAAATATGACACTAAAATGACGCTAGGTAGAAAGCGTAATTTGCTTCATGAGAAGTCACGCGGTGAAATATTGGTCTATATGGATGATGATGATTATTATCCACCGAAGCGTGTTTCTCATGCGGTTGAACAGTTGGTCTCTCATCCAGACGCATTATGTGCGGGTTCAAGTGAGATTTATATCTATTTCAAGCATATCAAACAAATGAAGCGATTTGGGCCTTATGGTCCAAACCACGCCACTGCGGGGACATTCGCATTCAAGCGGAAATTAATAAAGAACAATCGTTACAACGACGACGCATGTTTGGCGGAAGAGCGTGCGTTCTTGAAAGACTATACGGTACCTTTTGTGCAGCTTGACCCAATGAAGGTTATTTTGGTATTTTCGCATGAACATAATACTTTCGATAAACGCAAGTTGCTTGTAAATGCCAATCCAGATGTGGTGAGAGATTCACCGAAGAAGGTGATGGATTTCATCAAAGACAACGAACTTCGGCGGTTTTATATGAATGATTTGGAGGGTTTGTTGGAAAAATATGAGCCAGGTCGTCCGGAAATGAAACCGGATGTCATCGCTCAAACGCTACAGCTAGAGAAAGAACGTGCGAAGATGGCGGAAGATGCGGCGGCTGCTGGAGGCGGTGGCAACATTGTGTTACAACAACCCGGACAACCATCCGTTACGTTAAACAACAAACAAATCGTTGATATTCTTCAAGCATTACAAAACGATGTAGCGTCGCGTGACCAAGAAATAGCACGACTGAATCATGAATATAAAGTGCTTCATGATAACTATATGTCGTTACAAAAGCTTCAGGCGGCAGCAGTAGCAGCGGCAGTGGGTGCGACCACGACCGCACTATCACCTGCGTCGGCACCTACGAATACCGCCACCGCCACCGCCACCGCCACCGCCACCGCCGTCGAACCCAAACCCGAACCCGACACCATTTATGTCTAATACAATAATATCATAACTATGCAACGATTACCACGGCGATGATATTATTTAAGCTTTTACAATTTCGACAGAGTTAATCTTTAAACAAAGAAAACTATTCTTCGATTCATGGATTATAAACTCATGTCCCTTATTGTATTCTTCAAATTTATCCCTAAGAATGTTTTCGATTTCACCTACTGGAAGTTCGTCATCCTTTGATTTATATTTATTACGTGAATCGTCGTGGTTGTCGTCGTCGTCGTCGTCGTCGTCGCTTTCGTTGACGCGTTTTTTTGACTTCGATTTCGATTTCGATGATTTATGCTGTTCTTCCTTCTCTGGCGGAAGATACTCCCATTCACCGACCGCCTCAATCGTTTGATTATTTGTCATATAGACTATTGAGTCTGAATTAAAAACGAGGGCTGAACCTGGAGCATGGTCATAACTATCCAAGTCGATTTCAGTAATCAAGTCAAATTCATCGAGAAATTCATTCTTGCGAAGATAACTGCGAATATAGCTTATAATTTCAGGAGTTGGCTTTACAGTATATATTTTGTTTTCTGTATCGCTTTCGCTACTGCTTCCACTTTCGCTTCCACTGTCAGCATCTTCGCTTTCACTACCACTCGCACTCTTGCTCTCATGTTTCTTACTATCACGCTTGTTATTTACGTGAGGAGGATTTACAGAAACACATTCAATCTCCGTATCTAACACCAAACGATATTTCGAATCAAATGAAATTGACGCACCCATGTTAGTTATTTCTAAATACTATTAACATCTTTTAGGTATTAATCAAACGCATCAACATAGAATGGCGGAATCATTATGGTCAATGTCGCCGCCACTTCCGTATAACTCATCATCTACACAAGCGTCAACATCCTTTTCCATATATTTGTCTAAATATCGATATATCCGATTGATGTCCAATTTCGTTATTTCATACATTTCTAAAATCCGTGGAATATCCTCTTCTGCGTGCTGCTTTTTAAGTGTCATGAAAAATGTGAATAAATCGTTTTGGTCCATCGAAAGCTGAATACACAAATTCTGTAGAAATAGTTGGTTATTGTATTCGGTGCTGTATTTCGTTAGAACCTTCGTAAATCGCACTTCGGTCGGATGAAACCGTGCTTTTTTTGGGAAGGATTTGTGATACAAATGATGGTTGTAAAACGTCTTGATGAGAGACGAGAGTTCGTTAAATAACCAAATCTGATTTTGAAATGTGATACGGTCGAAATAATCTGCTTGACAGATGTTGTCCAGAACCAATTTATAAAACGGTGCACTAACTGAAACAGGCATCTTTTCAAACAAGTCGATAATATTTTCATGCCAAAGCAGACCGATGGTAGTGCGGTCGGTTTCATTGATTAGGACATTATGGTCTGAAATAGGATATTCGGTATTCATCAATTTTTCGGTTATCTTTTTGATATCTTCATTATAGGTTTTCGGCTGAAATATCGCGTGAAGAATATTATTCGCGAGTATCGTGTTTGATTTTTTGCTCATCTCCATCACCGCATTAAGCTTACGTAGATTGCCTTGAACGAAAGCGATTATATTTTTCCGCATAACCGCGTCGATGGCCGGCAACTTCATGTCGATAATATGCGACATTTGTGACGGGGTTGGTGTTTTCAACTCATATACGTAACAGACCTTCATCAATTCTTTGATTTTCTTGTCTATATGACAATTTCCAATACAAATAATCGGATTCATCGTGATTTCTTCTTGTTTTTGTTTTTTCGTCTTTTTAGGACGAATGAGTTTGATGAGAGATGTGATGCCGCCCTTATCGCCGTTATTCATTCCGTCAAGCTCGTCCATGACTACAACGATTTTTTGGACCTTGCGTTGAAATATTGACATGATGTTCTTATCTGATATATTATGTTGCGTAATCGATTCAATAATTGATTTGTTTCGAATATCTCCTGCGTCATATTTCACCATATCATAATTTAGTTCTTTTAGTAGTCGAACAACGAATTCGGTTTTACCTGAACCTGGTTCGCCATAAATATAGATGCCTCGTTTGAATGTGAGGTCGGATTTGTTTTTCTGGAAAGATGCTAAGAATTCTCGGATATTGTTATAGATTGATTCTCTACCTAGAAAAGTTGTATAATTCTCCATGTGTGTGATATGTGAATATATTTTTTATGTTTATATGTTATAACGAGCATTATTGAGAGAATGAACACAATCCAAGAATTATTTGCCCCTCTTGACAAAGACTATTGTCTGTTGTTTTACTGGCTTACCGTTGTTAATTTTATTTTCTTAGCTGTTGCTGCTCTCGGCTTTGTTTCATCACTTGTTCTCTTATTTAGGGGGAAAATCACATTAATGAGTGGCGTTTATTCGTTCTTGATGATTTTGGTATATGCTCTTATGTATTTCCAGACACGCTTGTTCTACTCTATGTGTGTGACGAGCAACATGAAGGCCGGCACATATGGTATGGGTGCTCCCTCTGATTCTCTCCCTGCTGTAGCCAAGGCTGCTTCTGGTGCCGCACCTGGTGCCTTCCATATGTAAATGTCGAATTCATGTTTTCGAAATTATATGACATAATAATTATTATATTGAGTCATATCCGGTTTATGTGTGAATTAGTTCATGCAGTTCTTTAATGTGCTCGCGCGTGACTTTTGACCATCTACGATGCCTTCCCATGGAACATAACCGCCGTCTACCCCATTTAATCCGGGTCCTGAATATGTGCCGCCGTTTACTTTGGTGAAATTGTTACAGTTATTGTTTTGGTCAGGAGCACTAAGTGTGTATCCCAAACCATATTTATCGACACAGTTTGTTCCATCAAACTCCATACGGTCGGGGCATTTGGCAATCTCAGGAGGCCATTTTTGAGCACTCTTTGACTTCAAGAGTAAAATCGCCACGGTTCCGACTGAGATTACAAACGCTATGATTGCGAGTAATAACACTATTTTTTGTATTGAGAGATTGAAAAAGTTGCTAAACAGTCCCTGACCGGATGAGCCGGCGTTTCCATTACTCGAACTTCCGAATGCTGATGAACCAGTATTTTTTGAACTTGAAATAAAATCCATAATGGAAACTACGATTATACTATATAAAGTAGTGATATAATATCTGTGTATTATACAACAACGTTATTTAGCGTATATTTTAACTATTGTATTGAAACATGAACCGTTTTGATTATCGTGCTTTCCCAGAAGAAACATTTATCGGACAACCTAAAAATGGCCGTCTTGATATATTGACTCCTCCGATTCAAGACCAGTTCGCTCTTTATGATAAAAATCCCGTTCATCAGTGCGTGACTTACCGTGATGCGCTGAACGGAATCTGGGAAAACACGCCGCTCTCGAATGCGTTCTTCAGTAAGGAGAATATGCAGATTATTCAAAACGGTATTCGTGCCGGTGTATATCAGCGGTCGCGTGGCAAGTATGTGATTGGCGAGCAAGATTGTGATACCCTCCGCATCATCATGCGAACCATTTTTCTTCAGAACGCCGCCAACGCTCCCACCGACATCCGTGAGCAGATTATCGAGTTGAATGAATTAGTATTTGAATATTGTGTGCCTCGTGTTCATGGCGAAGCAGAGGGATATATTCAGTATAAGCGTGATGTCAGCAACATGTATACGCCGATGGCTCATCCGAATTTCTCGGATTACAAGCATAAGACTCTAGAGTTGAAGCCGTGGTTCTAGATTCGTACATTGATAAAACTGTTCGTAAATAAATGTAATATTATGTTGTATTGTTCAGCAAATATTTGTATACTGTGTTTATTGTGTTTTGTGTTTTTGAAAGTGATGGGTATGAATAACCTTTACAACATATATGGTTCATCGTATTATTTGGTTTGGGTATTGTTGTTATATTGTTCGTTCCTTCGTCTGGATTATCTAATATAGATTTCAATATTTTGGTCATCTCTGGCGAATTTACACATTGATTATGATTCGCATCAGGAATGTTATGTATCATAATCTTACCACATGAAACCTCCTTTAAAAAAGAACCAATATGCGGCGGACAAATCGTGTCTTTTAGTCCAAAACAAATAGTCGTTGGTATCTTTTTACATAGTTCTATAAGTAGTGGAAATGTTGGCGTATTCCAATACGAATAACGTGGTGTAAAAGTAGTGACCTTTTGTATAATTTTATGCCCATTATTACATGGGTTCGAATAAAAAGATAACCAAAATTTAGTTAGATTTGAATTATCGTTAAATATGACATTCATAATATGAATCATACCGTTACGTGATATAAGTGGAAGGTTAAATATAGTGGTGGGTAATCCTAGATTGAAAAATATAGACCAATAGTATCCCCATATGCCTAGGGTGGGAAGAATACCGCATGGTGTCAATAGAACTAGGTTTTTGATTGCGTATTTGGCAGCAACATAAATAGATAGAAATCCGCCGAGTGAATAACCAACAAGAGTTGTCTTATGAAGAATATTGAATTTTTGTAGTGTTTGTCCTATAACATTTGCATAACAAATACACATGTCTTCATTCGTTGGATATATGTCTAAATCAATATCACCACTTACACCAAATGATGGTAAATCGATTGCGATACATTTGACGTCACTCGGAAGTTGTTTCATTATGTCGAAAAATGTCACTGACGCACTTGCTGTTCCGTGAATAAATACAAATACGTCATCATCATGAGTGATAACACCGATTGGTTCTTTTATTGTGATGTGTATAGTGATACCCGAAATATCTAGAACTTCTTCACTAAAGTTGTATTGTTTAACAAGATTCGTCATTCTTTTCGATAAAGATAACGATGTTTTATTACACATCACTGCTGATGCTGCCCATGAACATATCACTAGTATTATATATAGAATTAACGGCAGTAAAAAAAATAATAAAATAAACATTTACAATAATTTACATTATTTTATTATTTACATTACGCAATACCTTTTTGTTTCGATTCTATTACGCCTTTTTCACCACCATCTTCTTCTTCATTATCGCCGCACCGCCGCCGCCGCCTGCCGCTGCCTTGCTTGATGACGAGATCGCACCCACCGCCGCCTCCGTTGTTACCACCCATTTTCGATATTCCTGTTCCAATTCATCCAAGTCACGTGTCCATAATGCTTCAATCGACGTATCGCTGAGTCCTTTGTGTTGTGCCCGTTTCGCGTCACGCTCTGCGAGGAGATGCTTGACATTTTCATCTGTCACACTATCCATCGGCATTTTCAGCAGGTATTTGAACTCGGTATCACCTTCAATGTGCTCGTAGCCATGGTTGGTCAACTTCGCGAATATCGCATCTTTCGTCTGCCTTCGTAATTCCAACTTGTCGTCGAGGATCTCCTGAATGTATCGCGCACGGTTGGTGAGGACCCGCAGTTCATTCGCAAGTTGTGCAAGCATCGCCGCCTTTCTCTTGGCGTAAAGTGAGAGACGTTCGGTGTAATAATCCTCGATGATGTCGTAGATTGTGGTGTATTTTCGGAGTTTCTCATGCGCATCGAAGAGATTCATATTCGTCGTGCTTTGCGTCGTGAATAGTGCGAGAAGTTTCTCCAGTTTGTTTGTTCCTGTGTCAGCATCCACGATTATGGCTTGTAAGTCTTTCGGCGTGTGTGGATACGATGGATGAAACGTTACAGTAATATCAACAACGGTGTCGGTGGACATGTCGGTATATTCTTTGAGGACGGTCTTGTCGCTACCCTTGTCCTTATCGGCGGCGGCAGGTGCCTCCATCAATTTCTCCAAGAATTCCTTATAATCATCGGTCCATGTTCCAATCGGCAGCTCAGTGATGCGGACTTTACGGTCGGCGATGATTTCGTATGTGCCTTTGATGAGGTATTTCGCCGCCACATGGGATGTGGCGGCACCGGAGGTAGCGGACGCACCGGCGGCACCGGAGCCCGCGATATTTCGTATCGTTCCCTTGAATCCCTTGAAGTATGGCTCGATAACTGGACGGTCAACGACTGGCGTCGTTGCGAGCATCGCCCGAATGTATGCGATGATTTGAAGTGGATTATGCGGCATGACATCTGTGCTGAATCCCGTTCCGATTCCCTTACTTCCATTCACGAGAATCATCGGAATAGCTGGTGCGTAATACGTCGGCTCTACCATTTGACCGTCGTCGTTGATATACGACAATACCGCGTCGTCTTCTTGGCGAAAGATGAGTCGCGTCAGCTTGTTGAGTTGGGTGAAAATGTATCTTTCGCTTGCGCTGTCTTTTCCTCCTTGAAGACGACCGCCAAACTGACCATTCGGTTCTAACAAATTAATATTGTTGCTCCCTACGAAGTTCTGTGCCATACCGACAATCGCCGCATTTAAACTCGCCTCACCATGGTGATACGCCGAATGCTCGCTGACATACCCGCTGAATTGAGCAACCTTGATTTCCGTTTTCAGACCACCCTTCTTGAACGCCGCATACAGAATCTTACGCAGCGAAATCTTCAATCCATCCATCAGGTTGGGAATCGAACGCTCGTTGTCGTAAATCGAGAAGTGGATGAGGCCGCGGTCGATGAACTCTTCGTAAGGGATTTCTGGCTTCGATGTATCGAGGAACGCTTCGCGCGAATAATTCGCCAACCACTCCTTCCGGTCATCGGCACGTTTCTTGTTGAACGCCATATCGAGATGGTCGTCGCTTTCCTTTCCAGTATGAACAAACGACACCATCTTCTTATGCTCGAAGTATTCCTTGAACTCTTTTCCGGTGCTTGTGCCCAAACCTTTATAATATTTCGTATGCCAACTTGCAGGGACGACTGCGTCGGGGAATTGCTTCTTCCATGCTTCAAACTCACCGTCATTGTAAAAGAGGACCTCTTGTGCACCACGACGTGCTTTAAGAATCGGTGTATTCATAAATCCGATGAAACCAGGTATCTTCGTGAGTGACGGCCACTCTGTCTGGAAGAGGTTGATACCAAGACCTTGGATATGAGCACCATCCAAATCCTGGTCGGTCATGAAGAGCACCTTTCCATAACGCAGCCGTGTGGCGACATCCGAGGGTGTGTAGGTCTTCCCCGTTTCAAGACCGAGAATCTGCTTGATTTCCGCAATCTCGCGGTTTTCCGAAATGCGTTTCGTAGTCTCGCCGTGAACGTTGAAGAGCTTGCCTTTCATCGGATAGACACCGATATAATTCCGGTCTTCTTTGCTCAATCCGCTGATAATACCGGCTTTGGCTGAATCACCTTCACAAAGGATAATGGTGCATTGTGCGGATTTGTCCGCCGACCCCGCATAATTCGCGTCGATGAGTTTAGGGATTCCGCGGATTGTGCGGGTTTTCGCGCCATCGGTTTTCTTCGCGGCTTTCGTGTCCTTGACTTCGGTGAGCGCACACGCGGCATCCATGACGCCCATTTTCGCCAGCTTCTCGATGAACTCGTCACTGACTTTACATGATGAGCCGAAATTGGCGACAGCGGTGCCGAGCTCGTCTTTGGTCTGGCTCGAAAATGATGGGTTCTCGATATCACAACGCAGGAAAAGCATGAGTTGTTCTTTGATTGTATTCGGCTTGACATCGACTTTCTTCTTCTTCTTGATGACTTCGGCAAGCTTGCGGACAATTTGGTTGGTAATGTATTCGACGTGCTTTCCGCCTCTTGGGGTATAGATGCCATTCACGAAGCTTATGTGTGCGAATTCGTCGGTGGTTGTGAGGCATACGACATACTCCCAACGAGGGTCAGGATTTTCATAGATGCGCTTGACGCTGCTACCGCCGCCTTCGCCGCCGCTGCCCTTCGCACCAATATACAAATCAACATACTGCTGAAAATGGCGAACAGGGACGGTCGCGTCGTTATATTTCACCTTCACGGTCTTGTCGGTCACTGCGGCAATATCGTAGGTGCGCTTCATAAAGAGTGCGACCATATCGGCGGTGAGGTTGTTGGCTGCGATACCGAATCGTGCGTAATCAGGGCGGAAACTTACGCGGGTATAAGGCTTGACCTTGGTCTTTGTGATGACTGGGGGGACGATTTCCGAGAGATTGTTCTTGAATTCTTGGACGTATTTCAGGCCGCGGACGTGATCGATGGTCTCCACGCGACCCCACACCGACCAAATAAGCACGAGTTTGAATCCGAACCCGTTCTTCCCGCCAACAATTTTCTCCTTCTTGTTCTCGTCATAGTTGGTAGATGTGCGAAGATGGCCGAAAATCATTTCGGGAACCCAGAGTTTATGCTCTGGATGCTGGGCGACGTCAATGCCGTTACCATCATTTGTCATGTGGATAGTTCCGTCAGCGGGGTCAATCTCTACCTCCAATGTGGTTACGGGAAGTGCGTCGGCTTTACCATCGGCGATGGCTTGGGCTTGACGGACGACATGGTCGCGCATATTCACCATTCCTTCGTCGAAGAGCTTGTAAAGACCCGGGATATACGTGATGTTGCGTCGGGTGAGCATCGGAGCAGCGGCGGCATCCATCACATATTCAAATGTTTCGGTGGGTTCGATAGTTCCAATATATGTATCCGGTTTTTTGAGAATGTGTTCTCGGTCCGTCATTTTTTGGTATTTGGTTAGAGCTTCGGTTCCGGCAGCGTCACTGACAGAGGTGGCATGACTAGTAGATTTAGGCGGCATTTGATGTTATCACTTGAAAGATGAATATATAAGGCGTACGTTATATCCCGACAATATGTTTAACTCATCTTCAATTTTATTTTGGTTCGAGTATGTATCTTTAGAGTCACATCATGCCAGCACCACGATACAGGACAACATTCGGCATGGGTCTCACATGTAGCGACATATACCGCATCAATGACGCACTCGTTCAGTATGACTCTTCTGGAAACCCGGTCGTTATCAACAATCAAAATAACGATATTCGCATTCCATATTATAAATGCCCTACGATCACAAACCCAACTGCTGGAATGGCGACATCCACCAATAACACGAATATCACAAAGAAGATGCGTTATGCACAAAATATACGCGTCGCAACCGAAACAAAGAATGTCAAAAAGGTGTATGCCGTAAATAATATCAATCGTTTTGGACGTTGGACCGGCGCACCTGGTGGGTTTGGAGCACCCATTACGAATTCATTTTAGACCATAGATTATATACTATTTTTTCTAGTGATAATGTATAACGAGATATTTAGTAAAATGGTGAAACGTTTAGACCGCCACGATGATGGATTTTACCACGTCAAAGGCAAGAAGTATGAGATGTTAGAAGGTTCTCGTGCACAAGTCTGGCATGATACCGCATACAAGACCCCGGGTGGTCTTACTAAGGGCGAACTCATATTTAACAAGCACGGCCGTATTGTGAGTGCCAAGAAGCACGTCACCGCAAAGAAGGAGAACCGTCTGCGCAAGTATGGATACACCGCTCGCAAAGGGAAGTTCGGTGCTATCAAGATTTCCAAGACTGGCCGTCGTTCTCGTCTCGTGAAGACTCCTAAGAGACGTTAAATAGCTTAGCTTAGCTTCGGATACGATACAATACTTTATGTCGACTTTGTATTACTATTATATTTCACTATAATAGTAGTATCATAAATAAATCACGCTACGCCCACTGGTGACGATGGAGAATAATATAATTACAGGATATATATTCGACTTCTTGAAAGAAAATAAAATATGGGTATTCATTACAATTATCACCACACTGATATGTAATCCAATTGAAATGATTGTATTGTCTGACCTGTTTTCGAATTTTACAGGTGCTATCAATGGTCTTGAATACAGTAAATCGATTACAATTCTTCTGAAAATCGCAGGATTAAGCATGTTCGTGGATACCGTGTATATGATTAGCAACTATTTCGACAAGATTTATTATCCAATGATGGAGAAATTCATCCGGTTCAAACTCATCGACGTCATCTTTAAAAATATTGAGGTGAATTATGAAAAGGAGGACATATCCAACCATATTATCAAAACATTAAAGATACCCAATACCGTCACATCATTTACCGGTAGATTTATTTATTGGGTCATCACATTTGTTCTTACAAGTATCGTGATTCTTGGATATGTTATCTATTTGAATCCGGTTATCGGCGGTATGACAGTTATCGTATTCATTTTGTTCTTCATTTTGTATTATTATATTCTCATGGATAGTAAGCGCACATCCGAACACCGAGAGAATGAAGAGAAGAATTTGATGTTGAACATCGACGATGTCTTGAGTAATTCTATTAGTATTATCTGTAATAAAAAGACCCGAGAAGAGAAGGAATACCTCACACAAAAACACAGTATATATGACAACGCACATGAAACGCAATTATGGAGCACATCAAAGGGCTCTTACGCGATTTCAATCATCGTCACCTTAATTCTCGTTGCTTACGTGTATGTCATTCTTCGTTTATATAAATCCAAATCTATCGACAGCACATCCACTATAAAAGTCATCATTATTATGTTATTTTTTGTCCGATATATCAAAACCGCTTCACAAAGAAGTATTATAGTGATCGCGGAGTATGGTAAGCTCGCAGAAAATGAAGCCAATATACGTGAGTTATTGGTCTATGACGTAAAAGCAGGCACGGAAGATACGGGTGCAAGTTCGAGTGCGAGTGCGAGTGCGAGTGCACTGACAGACGTCCCTATCACCGGACATATCGAATTCAAAAATGTGTCGTTTGAATACAAGACTGAAACAGAAGATGTCAAAATTGCTGAAGACCGCAAAAAAACACTCGATAATGTCTCGTTTAAAATCAAGCCACTTGACCGGGCGGCAATTATCGGAACAAACGGAAGCGGTAAATCCACGATTATAAAGCTCTTGTCCGGTTTTTTCAAGCCGACTGAAGGCCAAATATTATTTGATAATCAGGATATTCAGAATATCGACCGCGAATACCTGCGAAGCAAATTATCGATTGTTTCACAAAAGGTGGTCTTATTCAATCGGTCTATCATCGATAATATATGTTACGGGACAACGACCCCGAGGGAAGAAGTCATTGAGATTCTGAATAAACTTAAAGTAATGAACGTATTTAAGAAACTCCCACAAGGGCTTGATACGCTGGCTGGGTCGAGAGGCGAAAAATTAAGTGGCGGTCAGCGGCAAATTATTTACTTACTGCGGAGTTACCTCAGTAACAAACCAATTACGATTATGGATGAACCGACCGCTGCAGTGGATGCGTTTCATAAGAAATATGTAGTCCAGATGATTCAAGAGATGTCGAAGAAGACGACGATGATTGTTGTTACGCATGACTCCGAATTTGCGGCCACCTTTCCTGTAAAAATCTTTATTGAAAGCGGTCGGATTGTGAAACTGGAGGGAACGGGTTCCAATATGCGAGGTATCAACCAAGCAGCGGCGATGCGGCCTTATGGTTCATCGTATTAGTATATATTATATATAATTATATCAGTGATAGTAATATATAATACAGGCAATTACATGCTTCTTATCATTACACGCGAAATACCGAATCACGCCAATAAACTACGCGAATTGTATCAATGTCTCAAACAACGAGATATTCCATATATCGTGACACGACGATGCGACCCCACGATGATTGCACGCACCGACATTCGCGGCTTGATAATACCAGGTGCCCGTTTTCGTATAAAGCAATACGTGCCGCAGCTTGAACTCACGCTTGAACTCTATTATTTGTTTCATTTTCCGAAGACACCTGTTCTAGGAATATGCCATGGGTGTCAATTGTTGATGTTGTATTACGGAGGGTCGCTTACATCCTATAACACGTTATGGACGGGGACGCACAACGTCAATCTCTCGACACATCGTATTTTCAAAGGCCATGAACGCGGCCAAACACCGCGTGGCATAGATGCATGCTTTTATTTTCATGAACTTCCGGTGGCCCCGCCGTCTTCGTCATCGAATATCCGAGAGATTGCGTGGATTACGAAGTTTCGTGATGGACGTCGCCATGCGTGTGCGTTTGAATTTGTTAAAAACCGCGTGTATGGCATGATGTTTCATCCGGAAGCATTAGACTCGACGCGGGATATTTTGTATAACTTTTATGAAACGATTGCGATGTCGTCGTCAGCGGCATCGGCGGCATCGGCGGCATCGGCGGCATCGACCTCCGCGTAGTCATCATCGGCGTCAGCTGACCACCACTTTATTGTAATCATCCCGTTTTCATCGATGTAATCTAGGTATTCTTCCATGAAATACTTTTCAAAATATCGCTTGCTGATAATACGCCGCTTCGCGGTAGCATAACATCTCCCACAATAGTATTCGTAAGCGTTGTATAATGGTTGTGGGAATGAATTATGGTTCTCGACACATTGCTGTTTGAATTGTTCTAGGTATTCGTTGATTTCGGCGGTTTTATTCCATAATTTACAACCGACATTCAGTATATATTTATCGTCTTCTATGATGACATCGGGGTAGAAATGACGCAGCATTCCGAGTAGGGTTGCGTCGCCGACGATGGGCGTACTTGCCGCGTATTCGTTGAAAAGGGTTGATAGTTCGTCGATTTCTAACTCGATTTCGCGGTCATCGGTGAAACAATACTCGCCCCAAAACTGGCGAAACTGGCTGACGAGGGGAAGATACTTGCTTGTGCGGTTTGGAATCGTGTCAGGTGTTGATGGCGAGGCAAGACATGCGAATTTCGCACGCAACGTTGCTGCAAAAAATACGCTTGGTAAACGAAACTCCGAGAGATATATCTTCCATAGATATAACATATTCGTCATGGATATCTCGTGGTCGGTCGACGCGGGTTCCGTAGCGTAATTCATGAATTCGTCGATGATTTGCTGGTCAGTGCGGTCGCGTAAAAACCACGCATGTGTACCGACCTCCGGTGTTTTACAATGGATACGCAAGAAATCATCGGCACTCCCGAAACGGTGCGAGTAATGTGCTGCGACACAGAAAAGGTCGATGACACATGTCATGAGGTCGGGTATGTTCGAGAGACGCAGCGGAAATCCAGCTGTCGATGATGCTTGTGTGCGAATATCCACCAGCCGACAATCCTTATACTGATGCTCGTAATATTTGAACTTGAATGCGGTGCTGAACGAGTGGGCAGTAGAACCGAATAATGCGTAACACTCGTTGCCGAGGTCTTTGATGAATTCTTTTGCGATTACGGGAACAAAATAGATGAGAGGTGCGGCTTTTCTGAGGAGGACATCGCCGAGAATCGTGAGAAAATACTTCGCATGGTCACGCGTGTGGAAGAGTGCGGGGTAGAGCAGCCCGATGACATGCTGGATGGTGCGGGATTCGGGGATTGATGAGAGAATGTCGCGGGATGATTGAATGCTCTTGATAATCCGGTTTTTTATACGGTATTTGATGCTTGTGCTGATGCTTGTAGACGCGGCGGTCGCAGAGAGAAAATCCGACGCTGTAATATCTGCCAAAATCCGGTGATGAATTTCGTCTTCGTTGATTAACGCATACCTGACTTGATTATGATAGGTGAAATACAATTCTGAATGCGGAGAGTAGAAATATTTGTTCCGATTTAGAAAACTCTCGGTGAATTCGTCGGCGAAGAGTTCGAGAGATTTCTTGCGTGTTTCGCGTTCGGCGTGAGCTGTCTGGTAGTTTTTGATAGATTGCGGGAGCTGGGTTTTTACATAGGTGTGGATTCTCTCGAGAATGACGGGATTGTCCGCGTTTGTATTCCATATCTCCGAGAGAATGGCGATGGTGTCGTCGAGGGAGGGAGGTGGTGCGGATGCGGCGGTGGTGGATGAGATAGACATAGGAAATGATAATATTATGAGTATATAAACTTTATTATTGTTATTACGGAGCTTTTCAGTCCGCATCCCCTCCGTCGTAACTGACATATCATTATTTTCGTGTGATGAAAATGTTGCTAAAATAATGATATTTTACTTCCTGCCATGACGGCGGGACTTCTTGCTCTTGCTTCGGCGAGACTTCTTGCCGGAACTTTTGCGGTGCTTCTTGCCGCCCTTCTTGGAAGACTTGCCCTTCTTGTGGTGCTTACGCTTGGTGCGACGGCGGCCGCCTGCGGCTGGGGGAGCGGGGGATTTTAGTTTATCTAATTCTGCTTTGGCAGTTTTTTTTTCTTCATCGCTTGTAGATTCATTGGAAATTTTTGCTTCTAGTTCAGCAATCCTTGCTGCATTGTCTGCGGCTCCGGCTGTGGGTTGCCCATCGTCTTGGGTTGTGGGTTGTGGGCCTTTGGATATTTCACCCAAAGATTTTTTTAATTCTGGTTCTGATCCTATAAGAGCAAACGCATCTTTTAGGTTTTGTTTTAATGCTTCTTTA